CGTACTGAAAATCTTCGCCGATGCCGGCCCGCCGCTGTTAAAAAACTCGCCGACCTCGATCAGCGTCGGCAGCACCTGCGTTCCGAGCTGCACCTGGATGGACTGCCAGACCAGCCCGAGATCGCGCTGCTGCTCCTTGTAGGCTTTGGTCATCGCCGCGCCATCCGGGCCGATCAGCAGATGAAACGCCTTGGCCTGCACGGCCGCGTCATCGAGCGCCTGGCCGGTGAGCTTGAGGATGCTCTTGACGGTGCTCCACGATTCGCCGTAGATCTTGGTGCCGGCAATCGCCTGCGCCGTGACGCTGCCCTGGGCGGCGATTTTCGCGTTGGTCTCGGCCATTATTTCGCCGAGCGGGCGCAGCTCGCCCGTGGCAAGATTGCGCGTGCGCACGCCGAGTTCGGTAAAGCGCTCGGCGTTATTCGCCAGCTTCTCGGCGATCTTGCCGGACGCGCTGACGACCACGTCGGATTCAATGCCCAGCCGGCGCAGGGCCACGGCCATGGCGGACGCCTTCTCGCTCGAAATGCCGAGCGAGCGCGCCAGCGTCGTCACCTGCCCTGCCCATTCGGTCGTCGCCGAAACCGCGCCATTGAACAGCGCGCCGCCGGCCACCAGCCCGGCGATTCCGGCAAACGCCATCTGCAGCGTGCCGAGCGCGGCCGTCAGCGGTCGCACCGCGCCTTCCATCTGCGATGTCGCGCCGGACAGCGCCGTGCGCGTCTTGGCGATCGCGTTCAGCGCACCGGCGGCGTCGCCGGAGAGGATGACCTTCGTTTCAGGCAGATTTGCCACTTGCGCTTTCGTTTACCATGCTTACGGCGCACAGGAACATGCGCCACGGGTAGTTCATCACATCGGCATGCCCGCGCTCGGCCAGAATGCATGCAGAGCGCTCGATTACGGCGAGACGTTCTCGGCCGTCATTAGCTGGCGGAAGGCCCACCGCAGAGCCTCCCGGATGCGAAAAAAATGCGGGTTGAGCCTTTTCGCCGCTTCGACGACCGGCCGGAGCTGGCCGGGCGTGCAGGTTTCCAGGCTGCTGACCGACCAATCGACGACGCGCGCCAGGTCGTCGAGCCCGAGATCCTCGAAGGCCGTGGCGTGCACCGGGTCGCGCTGCGTTTGAGCATCGACTTCCGCCAGCCAGTCGCGAACTTCCTTGAAGGTCAGCTCTCGGACGACTATTTCCTCGTTTCCGACGAGGACGGTCAGCGTGGCGCTCATGATTGAGAATCGATGCTCAGGTACTTCGACAAGCCGGCGCCGACGATGGTGTCGTCCGACTCGACGGTGAACGGCACCTGCAGCGTTGCGAAATCGTCACCGATCATCTGCAGCGCCTGCGGCACGCCGAGACGGCATTTGTGCAGGCGCACGACAACCGTCTTCCCGTCGACTTCGTTCGTCCCCGAAAACTGGATCGAAACGATCGGCGCCGACGTCAGCAGCGCATCGACCTTGACCGATGCGGCCGACTTGTAGGAAACGGTGACGGCGTCGCCCGACGTGACCCCTGAGCCTGCGAGATCGTCGGCAATGTCCAGCCCGCTGGACGTCACCGTGTAGAAGGACGCCGGGACCGTGGTCGCGCCCTTTTTCACGGTCACGGCCTGCGTCGTGTCGATCAGTCTGTTGGTCGCAATGAATGAGCCGGCCGTGATCGTGTAACCGGCTTCGTCGGTGAGCGTCGCTGACGGCTTGGTCACCAAACCGCCCCACAGCGCCAGCGCCAGATTCTCCGGCGTCATGTGCCGCAAGGCGAGCGTTCCCGTGAAATCCGACACGCGCGACAGACCCGCGTCGATTCCCCCAGACGTGCTCCGGTAATCGAGCAGCTTTGCCTCTTCCAGCGCGAAGGTGTAGGACAACTCGGAGACGTTGCCCAGCGACTTGAGCGGACGCGCCGCAAACGTCCCAGCCGAACTGAACAGCGCCGAGCGGACGGTGCCCTTTCCTCTAAATGCTTTAATCATTGTTTTTCCTTAAACTGACACATGCCACGGGATGGAATACCCGACCGACAGCCGCATGACGCGGCCGTCCCAAGTTGTTTCACTTCCGGAGCGCATCGTCGGGTATTGCGCCGGGGCGTACTCGAAGCCGACAATCGCTCGCGTTGCGTCGAACAGCAGTTGCTGCGCCGCCGCCTTCTGCGCAACGGACGCCCGCGGGATGTCGATATTGACCGTGAAGGAGTACAGCGCCAGATAGGCCGCCGCCGACCCATCGACGGCCCGGTCGAGCGCCAGCCCCTCCAGCCAGACCTGGCCGACCACCGGCGCCATATCGAGGTCCGTAAAATCGACGGGCTCGTACCAGTCGAGCAGCTGCGTGCCGGGGGCGACGTTCGCGGCGAGATGGCCGATGATGTCAAGGTCTTGCATGGATTTACGCCGGAACCAGACCCGCGGCTCTCGCCGCTCCGAAAAATATGCTGATGAGGTCGCGCGAAATCATGAAGGCGGCAGCGCCGTGTTGTAGGCGTGGAAAAATGCCGACATGATGTCGCGCGTCAGCGTGTCATACAATCGCGTCTGGCCTCCGGCAGCGGGCTGTCCTGTGCGGCGGTTGTAAATCGGGATCGCTTTGGTCCCGGTACCATCAGTCAGGTCCAGCGTAACCGGCATACGCGAGCGCTCGAAGTATTGGCCACCATCCAGGAAAGTGATGTCAGCCAGATGAAAGTCGATGCGAATGTTGCGCGTGAGTGGGTCAATGCGCAGATCGGCGCGCGTGCAGGTTACGCCCTTGCTGCCACTGACGCTACTTTCGTCGATGACGTCGTCGCGGTTGATTGGCATTTTGTACTCCTTACGTGGTTGGTGTGACGGATACCGAGTCTCGCTCTGCTGCCAGGTGCGTGTACAGCGACCAAAGCATACCGTAAACGTCGCCGTAGGTGCTCCGTATCAGTTGATGACGATGAAATTGACGCGGGTTTCGGCAGTGGCCGCGGCGTTCGCGTAAAGCGTGAAGCTCCCGGACCCGGCGACGGCCGTGACTGTTTTCATGGTCGAGTCGTTGGTCGCGACCGTGGCGACGATGACGCTCGATGTCGTCACCCGGTTGTTCGTGACGACCAAAGAGGTCGCAGCGGCAGCGAAGTTCACCGATCCGCAAGTCTTGTTGATCGTCTGCGCGCCCGTCGTGCCGCCGGCGGTGATCGTCTTGTCAAAAATCAGGTCGCCGTAAATCTGGCACTTCGTGACAGCGGACGATCCGATGACGCAGCTATTGCTGCCGATCCCCGTCGCGTTGTATCCGAAAACGTTCTCATTGGTGACTCCGTCGGCGCTCGCCTTGGTCAACGCTCCTACGTAGAGCGAGCTGGCCGCGTTGGTCAGCGCGGTCGATCCGTCGGCGATAAACCGCGCGGCGTTGGCCCCAAAGGCCGAAGTCGAAGCTCCCTGCGACAGCTGACGCAGGGAGCCTCTACCTATCGCCGTTATTGAGGATGCGTTGGCATTGGATACGACTGAATAAGCGGATTCGTATCCTACCGCTGTATTGCTTACCGAAGAGGTTAATGAATAACCAGCAGAGTGCCCGACGCATACATTACCCCATCCACTGGTTACCGAATAGTACGCTTGGTATCCCATGGCTACGCTCAGACTTGCGTCATGCGCCGCACTGCCGCGACCGCAGCCTACTCCTATGAGTACGTTTTGTGTTCCGTTGACCAAACCTCTAGCTGCCGATGAACCGATCGACACATTGTCTGTGCCGTTGACTATTGATCCGCCACACGAAAGACCGACGGATATGTTGTTTCCGGCACTCAGCCCGGTGCGGAACGACAGAGCTGAAGCTCCGGCCGAATCCAATAGCACGACGGTCGGGGCGGCACTGACAAGCGAAATCAGCTTGACCGATACGTCATCTACTTTTCCGTCGAAATCTGACGACGGCGTTATGGTCAATGCCACCGACCCAGTAGCCGCGGCAACGACGCTGCGTTTTTTTGACGACGTGATTGACGAAGTCGTCCCGAAGTCGTACACATAGACCGACCCGAGCTGCACAGTGATCGATCCTGCGGTACGCCCGGAAATCGTGAAGTCGATTTCATACGCCGAACCGCTGGCTATACCGGAAAGCGTCTGAGACAGCGTACTGACGCTTCCGGCCGTATGCAGGGCGGTTCCAGAAGACCACGACCAAGAGGATCCGCTGTCCGTCCATCCTGACAGGTCGCTGGCAAAACCTCCGTTGGTGACCAGTTCGCTCCCGAGGGTTGGCGTCGAATTCGTCGACTTGAACGAATGCTGGCCTCCAGTGGCGTCGTGCGTCACCATCCCCGTGCTGGTCACCGTCAGCGCGTAGTAGTTGCTCGCGTCATACCCAAGCCGCAGCTGCTCTGTCGTCGACAGGCAATGCACCTTGGCCAACGGCGCGAGAGTCCCGATCCCGAAACGGTCGCTTGCTTCGTCGTACTCGGACGCCGTCCCAAAAACAACGGCGCCCTTCGTCGCGTGCGCCGTGCTCTGCAGGGTCAGGTTTTCCCCGGCCGCCGTTCCACCGATCAGCTTCTGCCCGCCGAAAACCCCGGCCAGGCGCGCGAAAACGCCGTTCAGAGCCCCCTTGAGGCTAGCCCACGAGAATCGCTGGAGGATGCCGCCCGCAGCCGAATCGCTCAGCGCGAGGCTGTCGGCGTCAGCCGGCGTCGCCTTGTCGGTTGCGCCAGAGATAATCGCGCCAATGGTCGATGCAGTTTCCGACGGGCATGCGGCTATCGCCTCCGCCTTTGCCGTAGCGATCGCTGTTGCTTGCGGGCTGCTGACCGGCTTATTCGCGTCCGCCGTGTTGTCAACGGCGGCCAGCCCGACCTGCGCCTTGGTATGCGGCGCCAGCGCCGATTCATGCGCAGCGACCGCCGCAGCAGTCGCAGCATCGACGCTGGCCGGCGTTGCGTGTCCGCTATGCGGCGCCGACTCGCCCGCATGCGCCGCGGCGGCCAGCAGCCGCGCTTCATGAGTCGCAGGGTCGGCGCTGCCGGTCGTCCCGACGGCATCTTCCAGCGCGGCGACTGCATGATTGAGCGTGGTAATGGCGCCGGACAGCGGAACCGTCGGCGAGTTTCTCGGCGTCGTCGGCGTCGGGTCGATGAACTGCGTTTTGTTGGCCGGAAACGTCATTTTATGCCTGCCTGACCAAATACGCGCGCCGCTCGCAGGCGTTGATGAGCGCCGGCAGCCCGGCGACCGAATACTGCCGCTGATCGATGTAGACGCTATCGCCCGCCCGGATATCCGGACCGATTGGATAGCGCAGGGCGTGCGTCGTCACTGTCGGAGCTCCGAAATCATCGGTATCGACCGTCGACAGAATTCCGTCGAACCCGATCTGGTCTGCCCCTTCGGCCGCAGGCACGACGTAGCACTCGACGGCAAACTCCCCGAGCTGGTAGAACGGCCGGAGATCGCAGATCCAATCGGCCGGCGTCGCAGAGATCGTCCACCCATCGTAGGTCGTCCATGGGTCGTCATACGCGGTCGCGCCGTCATAGATGTCTGCGACGTTGAGCACGTAGCTGCCCTGTTGGCGAAAATTAGCCGGCCAGCAGGTCGTCGATCTTCGAGAAGGACGCCGCTGAACGCACGAGGAAATCGGCGTACTGATTGAGCGTGATGCGCACTTGCCCAGTGGTAGCCAGGGTGTACGGATCGACCGTGATGTCCGGAGCGCCGAACAGGCCGAGAATCGCCTCCAGCCAGTCCGAACTGAAAATCGCCGACGAACACACCGACGTGGACGTGCCTTTGGTCAAATTGCTCGGGACATTGTTGGTTACCTCCACGCGATAGCCATTGACCGGGAACGGCCCTGCCTGCCAGATGAACGGCAGGTTAGCCGCGAGCTGCGTCTGCTTGAGCTTGCCGCGGGTCTTGGTGTTGATCAGATACCCGGCGCGGATGTCGGGCTCGGCGTTGGCCGCAGCACAGACCGATTCCAGATCAACGAAGTGCGACCAGGCCGGCGCCAGTCCGTTGGTTCCACCAACGACCGTGCCGATGCCGGCCGTGGCCCGGATACCGGTAAACTGAGGCGCAACGCCGGTGCCGTTGATGACGAGGTTTTCGATTTGCACCGCCGCGCTGCTCAGCAGGTCATCGCGAATCATGGCCTCGACGGACATCGCGGCCTGGATGATCCCCTGCTTGCTGGCTTCGACGTGGGCGCCGACGCGTTTCGGCGAGAGCGTCGGCTTGGCCGTTGCGATCGTCGTTTCGCTGGACGCCTGAATTTCCGTCAGCGACGCTACCGCCGTTCCCGTCGTCTTGCGCGGGATTTCGAGATTGGACGTCAGACCGCCGAGAATCCGGCAGCCCAGACGACCGATCACGAGGTTATTGCGCAGGACATCGGCAAACAGATCGCCCCGGAATTCGTTCGGGATGAGGTTGCCCGCTTCGGCGGCAACGCCGGCGTTGAAATCGCGCATCAGCGCTTCGCCGGGGACATAGAACCCCTCGGGCGCGGCGCCAATGATTTTGGCCACCGCCTCGGAACAGGCGCGCTCCAGTCCGGCATCGGTCCAGTCGCCCAGCAACTGCGCGCGAATGGCCCGACCCAGGCTGTAGCGCCGCGCGTCTTGGGTCGACAGCCCGACATGGACGGCCACGCGCGTATCGGTATGCATGGTCTGGATCTTGGCGATGATCGCGTCTTTGGCGCGATCGAGCGACCAGCCGTCGCGAATCCACTGCTGGATGTCGTTCGGGCCGAGATAGCGGGAATATTGTTCGCCGATCGCGGCGAGGGCGTCACGGCGCTCGATTTCGAGCTCGGCCGGGGTTTTTTCGATGGTCATTTGGTTTCTTTCTGTGCGAATGTCCGGCGCTGCCGGCGAGATTGGGCTGGCCGGCTGGGCTTCCCCGGCCACGGGCGGCAGATCGTCGTCCGGCGCGGGCATGACGCCAGCCCTGCCCACGCCAACGGTCGGATCTGCGGGAATCGGCACGATCGACGCCTCTAACGGCGTCCATTTCGTGACGAGGTAGGTGGGCAGGTCGGTTTTCCCGCGCGCAGCGTCCGCGCCGCGCGTCGGGTAGCCCTGCCCGCCTGGATCGGGGGCGCCGCTGTTCGGCGCCAATGCGCGCAAATGCGCGCGGAATTCGTCTCCGGTGAACGTTCGCACTGGCGACCATTGGTCGGCGCTCTCTTGCGATGCGTCCGCGGCCGGCGCCACTTCGACGATTTCGTCGATGAGGTAGCCGACGCTGACCAACTGGCGAATGCCGTCCGCCACGTCCTGCCGCATTTCCTCGGCGAAGGCCGCGCGCGAAAACCGGGCGGTGACGCGCAGCTTTCCGCGCTCGACGCGTGGATTGGAGAGCACGCCAATCTGCTTGTCCGTATCGTGCTGAACAAGCAGCGGGTGGTCATTTCCTGCCAGGCGCGACAGGTTGATCGCGCCTGACTTGTGCGACAGGATCTCGACGCCAAACCAACGCTCGTAGGGCTCCTCGCTGGAGATCGCCATTTCGATCGTGCGCGAATCGGCGTCCACTTCGCTGGCGTCTGGGGCGTAACGGAAGCTGCTGTATTGGAGATTCATCGGGACCGACATCGTGGGTTGGCATGCGGATGCCCGAAAGTGTGCGACGCGCCGCCGACGGTGTTAAGGCAAAAAATGTCCGCCCGCGTCATTGGGCAGCAGCCGCGGGAACGGTACCGGCCGGTACGGTTCCCGCGGCGCCGGAGCGGAATCGATTCCCGCTTCGCGCAGTTGCCGCTGCTCTTCCGCCAGCTCGCTGACCAGGTCGTCGAACTCGATTCCCTGCTCTGCGGTTATTCGCGTGCGGCTGGTCAGGCGCGCTTCGAGCAGCTTTTGGTAGGCGGACGCTTCTTTTTCCGGATCGACCCACTGCCAGCGGCGGCCGCAGAACGTCGACGCAGCAAGGAACTTTTGCAGCCGGTCGGCCGGCAGGACGGACCCGGACAGCGGGAAGGTGATTTTCCCCATCAGCAAGGCGATCGCCAGCCACTCTTCGTACAGCGGCATGACCAGCGACGTGATCAGCCAGTCCTGCAGGATCATCCAGGATTCGCGCTCGGACAGCTCGGCGATACGGGCCGAGCTGTAGTTCACGTCCGTCATGTCGCCCGTCAGATTGTGCGCGGCAACGTCCCAGGCGACGGCGAGACCGCGCAGGCACGATTTGAGGAACCCATCGAAATTGGCGTGCGGGTAGTCCGGGTTCCAGGAGTTGAGCTTGTAGCCCGGCGGCAGCTCGAACATCTCGCCGGCTTCGACCTTGATCTGGCCCAGCCCCTGCGCACTGCGGCCGTCGAGGATTTGCGATGTCGCGTCGGCGCTGTCTTCGCTGCGCTCGATGGCAGCCACCTTGCTGGCGCCAATCTGCGCGGCCGTGACCGCCGCCTCTTCGAATTTGTGGATGGTCGATGCGCGCAAAATGGCGGCATGCATCCACGGGACGCCACGCACTTGCTCGGCGCGCTCGGGAAGATACAGGTGAATCAGATCTTCCGCCGGGATGCGCTCGATGACCGACGGCCCGTTGGCGTAGGTCTCGCCAGGATGCGTGCTGCGCACGTGATAGGCCACCGGGCGCCCGAAGCTGTTGATTTCGACGCCCTGCCGAAGTTGATTTCCGTTCGCCATCCGGCCATTGAGCGTGTGCTCCAGCCGATCAGCTTCGAGAACCTGCACGGCGATTCCGTAGGGCATGGCGCGGTCGCGAACAATGCGGACGAGGCTTTCGCCATCGCGCGCGACGGCTTTCACGATCGTTCGGAGCAGCGCGTAAATGGACTTGTGCCGCCCGGTGACGTCCATGGTTTTTCCGGCGCGCTCCCAGTGCCACTCGATGGTGTCGTTTGCGGCTTTGTCCAGCGTCGTCGGCTTGTTGGGGTCGCGCGCGTCGCGCAGCGCGCGAACTTGCAGCTTCGGGTTTTGCCGCCCGACGATGTTGATGGCACACAGGGAAACGAACCGCTTGCCGTGCTCGTTGCTCGATGCAAGCTGACGGCTGCGCGCACGCAGAATCGGCAACTGGCCGTCGAGATCGGCATTGATCGAGCCGGACCAATTGGCCAGGCTTGCCTGCAGGCGACCAACGGCGCCGCCGGCAAACCCGGAAACGCTTTCGCCTTCAAGCGCAGCAAAATCGGCGCTGCGGCCTGTAAGCACGCGCCACGCCGCTTTGACGCGCCTCATGAACGACGGATGGCCGCCGGCAGCAGTCGCTCTCATGTGCGAAACTGAATCCTGCCGCCAGCGAACTTGCTTCCTGCCGCAACCTTGGCCGCGAGCTTCTCGGCTTCGACTTCCGCGCCGTAGATTTGCCGTAGCTTGAGCAAATCCGAAATCGAGATGTAGCGCATCTGCTTATCGCCGATGGTGTATTCGGCAACTGTGGCATCGCGCCGCTCGATCCACGCTTCAAGCGCGTCGAGCGTTCGGCGCGCGTGCGTTCGCGTGTCGAGCACGGCAAACGTCGTCCCAGCGCGCAGGTTCGCATCGACCCGCATCTCGCCGTACGCAACCGTGTAGGCCTCTGCGCCGGACGAAACCCACGCCACGTATCCGTAGCGGCCCGCCGCGTACTGCGCGGTCGTCGCCGCCGGAACGTCTATGCGGTGATCCGTGCCGGAAGCGCCAGCAATGATTTCGAATCCGGGCAAGCTTGGCGAGCGAAACTGATACTTGAGCGTCCAATCCGGCGGCGGGTAGTCGGCGAGTGATTTTGTCCAGCGCCAGGTGTCGCCGGCGCGCAGCGAGTCGGGTTCGGTTTCGGAAATGCTTGGCATGCGCCTTTTCCAGTGAAAGCCGGCCAAGCAAAGCGCCGAGCCGGTTGCGCTGGATTGTGCGGCGGCGGGCGGGCGGAAGTTAAGCCAAAAAATGTCCGCCGGGCGAAGGCCGGCGGACCCGCCTATCCTGAGCGGAGACGTCCGATTCTGCGGACTTGCCGCTCGGAAAGGCCAAGCGCTTGTGCGGCTTGGCTCGTGGTGGCAGCCTCCGCCCCCAGCGCGCCGAGCTCGTAGGCGTGCTGCGCGCGCGGCAGCTTGGCGATGTAGATGCGCTCACCGCCGTACTTCCTGCGGATCAGCACATCGCCTATCCGTGCCGCTTCGCGCGGCGTTTTTCCAGCCGCCAGCGCCTGCGCGATGGCGTTCGACAAATCGAGCAGCATCTGCTCTACCTCCATCTGGCTGATCCTATTTTGCCGAGGCGCCGCAGCCCGAACGGCTCAGCCGATCCGTTCGCCGGCGCGGCGGGCGATCCCGGCGCCTTATCTGCGGATTCATGTCCGGGAGGCGCCGCCGGCTTGGCGGGCGGCGCCGGAGCGAACTCGTCCAAATCCTCCGGCGAGAACAGCCCCTCGCGCCGGGCCCAGTCGCTCGCTTTCCACTTGTGCAGGTAAATCTCCGGATGGTGCGCCGCGGCGAGCGCCAGCACCCAGGTATCGAGCGGCTCGTTGCGCTTGCCGCGCTTGAGCTCCCACCGGTGGCGCAGCGGGTTGTAGGTCTCGGCGACGAGCCCTTCAAAAAAAGTGCGATCGAGGTCGGACGGGAAGCGGAGCTTGCGGTCCTGCGGCGCCCGCCCGGCGTCGTCGGCGATGCGGGCGTAGAGCAGGTGCTTGCCGGTGTCGGCGCCGAGCATGTAGAGCGCCACCCCGCGCCGGTCGATGGCGCCGCGGCGGTTGGCGTCCTGGCGCGCCGGCTTGCCCAGAATCGCGCGACCGGGCGACGAGTGACCCTTGGTCGCCATGCAGCGCTTCAGCCGCGCCGAGCGGACGAAGCGGTAGACGTCATGCGTGAAGTGCCCGCCACTGTCGATCGCCGTCGCCTCGATGGCGAGCTCGCGGCCGGAGCGGGTCGGGTAGGTCCGCTGCAGGTAGGCTTCGAGCGCCTGCCAGGTTGTCTCGTTTGCCGGGCTGCCGTAGATGACGTGATAGTCGACGGTCCACGTCCGATCGCCGCGGCCATGGCCGAGAACCTGAATTTCCAGCCGGTCGTCCTGTGTGTCGACCCCGGCGGTGAGCAGAATGCAGCCGGGACAGATCGTGCCGAGCGTCCAGGGTTCGGCACGCGCGCCCAGCGAGCCGGCGGTGATTTCCGACGTGGTATCGGCCCAGGTTTCGGCCAGGCGCGTATTGACGAAGCGCATCAGCCGGGCTTTGTCGCCCTGCGCCCTGATCCACTCGGTGGCCAACTCGGCCCACGAGCGGCCGAGCCCGAGCGGCGAGTAAAGCGCGTTCAGATGGTAGCTCGGATACGGCGCGTGGGGCGCTTTCGCGACCCAGCGGCCGGCGGCCAGCATGCCCGGCTTGGCGCCCTCCTCTATCTCGCTGCCGCACTCTTCGCAGACGTACCAGGCGTGATCGACATGCGGCGCTTCGGCATCGCTCGGTAGCCGCTTCCAGCGCAGATTCGGCCAGCGCAGCACCTGGCGCTCGCCGCACTCCGGGCAGGGAACGAAGTATTGCCGCTGATCGCCGCCGAGAAATGCCTCTTCGATGCGGCTGGCGTCTTTCAGCGTCGGCGACGAAACGACGTAGAGCTTGTGATCGTGGAACGCCGACTGCCGGGCTTCGAGCAGCCCGAGCGGGTCGCCCTGCGTCGTCGTCCACGCCCATTCGTCGACCTCGTCGGCCATCGCGTAGCGCAGCGACGTGGACTTGAGGTCGGCCGTCGATCCGGCGGTCTTGAAGTACAGGATGCCGCCCCGGAACCGCTTGCGCTCGGCAGAATCGTTGCTGCTGCGGTTGCTGCGCCCGATCAGCGCATCGCGCACCGCCGGCGTATCCCTCGCCATCGGGTCGAATTTCTGCAGCCGCCAATCGGCCATCGATTTGTCAGTCGGCATGACGACCGCCGCCGGCCCTCCGGCATGATCCATGATGTAGCCGAGCCAGTTGCTGCCGACCTCGGTCCCGCCGTTCTGCGTCGGCTTCATGAAGACGACTTTGCGCGCCGGCGAGTCTTCGCTGAGCTGGTCCATGATTTCGCCCAGGAATGGCGTGCGCTCGTTTTTCCACCGGCCCGGCTCCGGGCTGGAGTCCTCCGCCAATACCCGGTTTTCGGCCGCCCACTCAGAAACCCGCTTGCGCCCCTTCGGCGCCAGCGCGCGCTGCGCCGCCTTCAGGATGATGCGGCGAGCGACGAGATTCTGAGATGAACCGGCGGCGGCGATCATAGGTGCAGGCTGTACTCGGCGCTGTTCACGTACTGCGCACGAGACTTGCAGGGCTTGCAGCGCCGGATTCGCGTTTTGTCCGGCGAGTAAAACAGCGTTTTGCAGTTGGCGCACGGGCGCCAGCCGGCATTCGCGCCCTTGGCCGCGCGCTTCGGCGCCGGGCCGCAGGACTCGTCCGGCTGGAGTCCGCGGGCCGCCGCAGATGGGTCACTTTCCTTGATGCGCGAGGCGTCTTCGCGGCTTTCGTCTTCTCGCCAAATCAGGTATCGAGGCATCGTCTATTCCTCCCTTGTGGACGGCTTGTGACTCGGCATCACGACCGCGCCGGGTCGCGCGGCCGCGTGGGTTCGTCGCGCGGGCCGCCGGTTTCCTTGCTGCCCACCGGCTGGCGCCTTGGCGTTGTCACCTCAAGCTGGAAATCGTCAAACGTTTGCGCCTCGCAAGGCTTGCCGTCCTTGTCCAGCGCCTTCGGCTGCAGCGTCATCCGCCAGCAACCGTTCAACCACTCGGTTCGGGCCACGCACACGCCAGCGAATCCGCTTACCGTATCTCGCGCCTCATCACCCAGTTGCACATTTACTTTGATCATCGTTTTTCTCCAGTTGAGCCCATGCGGGCGGTTCGTTTGTCGGCCACGAGAACGGCCAAGCTTTAAGTTTTCCAGCCCTATCCGATGCACCGTCAGCTTGTTCATCACCCGGTGGCATCGAGCGCGCCGCTCGGCATGCGCGGCTACCCACGCTTCTTCGCTCAACACGCACCAGTGCGTGCGATCGAAGTCGCTCGTCTCGCGGCATGCCGCTGGATCTTCAACAGATAGTCGACCAAAACGTACAAACCCGCACTCGTTCCAGCGCTCGGCAATCTCGAAGTCCGCCTCGTTCATTAGCACGGCTTGCAATAGCCCTCCGTAGTACACCGCCTGCGTCTCCATGTAAAGCAACAGGCTTTTTTCTTGTCTGGTCAGATCCATGCTTATGTCCTCTTTCAAAACGTAACCCATCCTCACGACGCCCTCCGGCTGGCGATCGCCTGTTCGAGCGACGCCTTGAACAGCGCTGGAAACTGGACGCCGGCGACTTCGCCGACGATCTTTTCGAGGTCGAACGTGCGGTCGTACCGCCCTGGTTCGACGAATAAGAACCACGGCGCAATCGCGTTCGTGTCGGTGCCGACCACGCGCTTCCAGATTCCCGGCGCCAGATGCCGAGCGGCGGTGTCGCCCGGCATGACGACGAAAAAGCCGACGGCTTTCGGGTCTTGCCCGCCCCTTCCTCTGCCGTAAACGCGCAGGTTGCGGACGCCTCTGGCGCGCGCGGCGAGGACGCCGAGCATTTCGCGGATGGCCGCTACCATGACGTTGCCGCGCTTGTCGATCGGCGCGGCGCGGCCGGGGACGATCTGCTTTCCGGGCGGGATGGCGCGCAGGGCGCGCAGCCGGTCTTCCAGCCGCTTGAAGCGGCGCGCCCCGCCGTGGAACAGGTGCCCGATCGATTGCTCGTAGGGCGTGCCGCCGGCTGGCGCGGCGCGCAGGCCGACTTCTGCCTGCAGGCTGGCCTTGGTAGCTGGCTTGACGGCAAAGGCGGCCAGCGTGTAAGGCGTGGCTCCGCCGGCGATCTGGCCCTGCATGGTCCGCCGGACTTCGGCGCTTGCTTTCTGCGCAGTCCCGGTGAGGGCGCGCGCCGTGGCAAACGGGATCTGGTCGGAGAACTGGCCAAGCGCAGCGGCCAGCGCCGCGGCGCCTTCGATGCGAACGGTGATCATGCCGCCTTGGCTTTGCGGGCCAGCGAAGCGCGCGGGCGGCCGTCCGCGTCGTAGCGATCAACGGTGACGGCGAGGTGCATGCACGGCTCCATGGGGTCGTGCGAAAGAGAGCACCACTCAATCACACGTGACGACAAAGTCGTCCGCCGGTAGTTGGAACAGCCGGCGGCGTCGCAGACATGCTGGTAGGTCGGCGTCAGGTTGGCCATGCTTTTCTCCTCAAAGGTTGATCGTTGGTTCTACGGACTCGCCGGCGAGCTCGCGCAGGCCGGCCTTGAAATTCGCGACCAGCGCCGTGCGCACGCTGTCGATTTCGGTGCGCAGTTGCAGCCGGATGGCGTCGATGTCCTGCCCGACGAGCACCGGAGCGAGCCGATGCGGGATTTGGTCGAGCGCCTGGCGCAGCGTGACGAGCACGTCCTCGACCGCGCTTTCTACGGCAGCGCGCTCGACCATCTGGCCGGCAGCGCGCTCGTAGTCGAGCCTCGCCATGCGCGCCAGGTAGAGCTCCTTGTCGGCTCTCGATTGTTGGTAGCTCTGGCCGACGACACCCTCTCGCGCGTCGCGCAGCGCGGCCGAGGCTTCCGGGTTGGGCGTCGGCGCTTCCGGTTTGGGCGCCGGCGACTCCGGCGCGCCGGCGCGGCGGCGCGCCGCGGCATGGCGCGCAGCGACGTCGGCGCGGTTCGGGTCTTTGGTTTCGTCGATCCGGCGCAGGCTGGCTTCCACGAGGACGCGCCCGAACTCGTCCATCACCAGGCGGCCGGCGGCCTTCAGCGCGGTGACGTAGCTTTTTGCCCAGCCGCATTGGCGCGCGAACTCGGCTTGTGTGACAGCGAGGTCAGCGGCAGCGGTCATCAGCCCCTCCACGCGCATTGCGCTGAGGCTGGCGCTCGCGCTGGCAATCTCTTTGCGCCGCAGCCGTTGCCCACAGGACAGCGCGCGCCGCTTCCGCTTCGGCGGCAGCAGGGTTCGGCTGCCAGCGTGCGCCTATTTCGATGCCGCCTTCGCTGGCCCAGAAGGTCTGCTGACCGTCCATGCCGGCGCGAATCGCCGCGTTGACCTCTGCCGGCGGGAAATGCTCGCGCAGCGCGTCGATGAATTCGGTCACCAGGGGCATGGATTGGCGCAGGTTTCGGCTCATGCGCGCCGCTCCAGGGCAAAATCCGGTGGCAAAAGCCTGCACTTTCCAGGTTCGGCCGCTTTTTTGGCTTGACTTTCCGGGTACCTGGAAAGTCTGAAAGCCGCATGAATACTGGCGTGTACCAGGCTTTCCAGGTTTTGGTACACGCCTTGCCCCGCAAGGCTTTCGGACTTTCCATGTACCTGGAAAGTGGGGGCTCAAACCCGGAAAGTGCGTCATTCCGCACGGCCTTCCCGCGCAAGCTGGGCCTGCGTGGCGAACTGGACGACGCATTCGGTGTACCAGCGGATCGATGACGCGTCGTTCGCCGGCGGCGGGTAGCCCGCCGCCTGCATTGCGGCGATCGGCGGGGTGACGACGTGCCTCAGCTTCCGTGCCGTGCTGTCCAGTCCGTCGTAAACCGCGCGCCGTCGCTTGTCCCATCCCGAGAGGTTGTGCACCGTGCCGTGAAACTGGTTGGCCGGGCGCGGCCGAAACTCTCCGTTTCGGCGGCACCATCGCTGATATTCGGCGTACAGGTCGTCAGCCACGCAGGGGCACACGGGCAGGTCGAGGTCGCCAGATAGCCAGGATTCGAGGAAGCGCTGGTCGCTGCCTTTCGACAGGTCAATCAGGGATTGCTTGGCGGTCGTCATCGGAGGCCGCTTCATGGGATGGAAGTCGGAGAGGTCGAGCTTCAGCAGGAAGTCGTAGAACGCCTCGACGCCGCCGGATTCGATTTCTTCCCACAGAGCATCGTAGTAAGCGTCTGCTCGCTCCGGCATCGTGTAGACAACCAGGTGGCGGCGGTCGTCGTTATCCAGCGGGATGGGCTGGTTTTCGTTCGACAGGAAAACGAAATTCATCTGGTTGCGCTGCAGGTACGCCTGCACCATTTTGGCGTTCACCCGGATCTTGGTTCCGGTGACAAGCTCCTTCAGCTCGCCTTTCTTCTTCCACATGTCCGCGTGGTTGACGACCTCCTCGGCCAGCACAAATAGCTTTGAGTCGGCCCAGTCGGCGTTAAACTGGTCTTCGAGCGCCGTCTGGTTGAGGACGGCGGCGTACTGGCCATAAATGCGCGATAAGACTTTGAAAACCGTGGTCTTTCCGGTGCCTTGCGGACCGTGCATGATGACGGCCGAGTTCATCTTGGCGCCGGGGTTCTGCAGTGGATAGGCCATCCACCTGAGCAACCAGAGGGCGATGTCGTCGCCCTTCGAGTCGCCGGAACACAGGTACTCGATCAGATCCAACAAGCGGTCGCACTTGCCGGCGCGCGGGCGCATCGGCCAGCCGCGCCAGGTGTTGAGCTTGATGCTCGGGTCTCGCTCGGTCGGGTCGAATCCGACCTCGTCGAGATAGACCGCGCCTCGGCTGATCCACATCGCGTGCCGCTTGATGTCGTCGCCCCGCACGCCGGCCGGCAGCATGGCAATCATCTGGTCGCGCCGCGCGAGCTTTTTCGTCCAGCAGTCGAAAACGACTGCCCCCGTTCCATCGTCGATCGGCACGAATCGCTCGACGATGTCGTCCAGATCCATGATGGCGCGCGCCGGCGGCCTGTCCGATCCCCCGCCCCCTGCTGCGGTAGCCTGCGGCGAGAGGCTGGCCGCAAATCCGCCGCCTGCTGGATCGACCGGAGTAGGGGACAGTGCGCCCTGTCGGCGGCTTTGCGGCTGGACATCCCATTCCAGCGCTTTGATCCGCGCTTCGTACTGCGCGGTGACGACCTGCAGCCCTTCCGCGCAGCGCAGATCGTTGAAATCGGTCGGGCCCTTGCGGTCGGCCGGGCGCTCGATTGAGAATTCAGGCTTCCACAGCTTGGCGTTCGGCAGCGCCAGACAAACGGCTTCGGCGCGGGAAACGCCGGCGTTGGTCTGGCCATGCGGTTTTCCACAGGTCCGGCAAACAGGCTCTTGCACCGGCGTCGGCTGCTTGCACTGCAGGCAGCGCTGCAGCCAGTCGTCGTCGGCGCATATCAGCATCTTCGCCCGCCCGCGCGTTCTGGCCTTGATCGCCTGAGCGACCGGCAAGAGATTCGTCGCGGAGTAGGCGACGACAACGGGCTGACCCGTCGCTTCGTGCAGCGTGATCGCTGTCGCCAGTCCTTCGCAGATCAGCACGATATCGCTCGGCGAGCGGCCGACTGTCCAGTAGTGGCCCTTCAGTTCGAGGCTCGCCGGCCAGTTCGTCTTGTCACGGCCGGTCTTCGAGTCGCGCGCGGGCAGGATGAACTGCAGGCCGCGCACGCTTCCTGAGTTGTCGCACATGGGAACCGCCAGCGATCCGGCGAAGCTGCGCAGGTAGGCGTAGTCCTCCTTTCCGGCATCCGGCAGCTCCAGCCCGTCAATGCCATGAAACAGCCGCGCCCCACCGGCCGACGCGATCTTCTTGCGCTTCAGGTACGGGTGCCCCGCCGTGTCCTCTGAGCAGGACCGCCAGACCAGCGTCGCCCATCGCGCCGCCCGCTCATGCCGTCTCTTCGCCTCAGCATCCGCAGCTTTCCGCTGCTCGGCCGCCGCGATCTTCAGCGCCTCCGCCTGCTCGGCAGAAAGCTCTCGCCGCTTGAACTCGGCCTTCCCGCAGACGTGGCAGACCTTCTCGCGCAACCCGATTTCAGCCCCGCAAGACGAGCACGTCTTCGTCAGTTCAACTCGCTGCGTGCCGGGATCAGATCCGCGAAAAACCCCAAACGACCCGGTCAGGAAGACCGCCCCGTCAGCATGCCACTCGTGGAGGTAATACCACCCGCGCCGTTCCGATCGGTCGTCCTCGACAAAGCACCGAACGGACCGCCCGCCATCCGACAGCCTCAGCGTCTCGTCGATGACCAGCCCGGCAGCGCGCATCTGCCGCAGGACAGCGTCGTAGTTAGCCCAGCCGCTCACAGTTCACTATGCCCAGCCATCACCCACACCCCACAAAACGCGCTTCCGCATGACCCTTGAGCGAGACGACCAGGAAGGACCCATTGCTGGTGTTCTTGGGGGTTTATGTATGAACTCTCTCGCCGCCGGACAGTTCATGGACGAGGGGGCTGGGGGCGGCGTGTTGGCTGCATGTCATCAAGTCGATTGATCGCTTGCTGTAAAACGTGGGTTGCGGTTAGGACCGCCGCCGCAAGGCGGGCCTGCTCGTCGGCTTCGGCGCGCCTTTCCGGGCGCTTGTGCGCAGTGCAATCGCACATGAAATACAGGAGGTCAAACTGCCCGATCGACACCATCAGTTTGATCACCTCGCCTATCTGGAAATGCTCTGAGCCCTCCCGCGATAGCTTGGCCGCAAGCTTGGCGTA